CAGGACTGTCTTTCTTGCTAACTGTTTGTACACGGCTTGTACCATCAACGTGTACAATAGCAGGAAAGTCTTTGGGCTTTTTACATGTAGCAACTACTTGCATGTAGGGACTATCTTCCCAAGCCATAGGCATATCAAAATAATCATGTACATGTTCAGCAAGTATAGCAGGAGCAAATGGTCTGAATAGTTGTCGCTTTTTAATTTTATTAACAGCATCTTTTATTTCTATACCTCTAGGGTCTGCTAACAGACTACGATGTCCCAACGCTCTAGGACCAAACTCTGCTCTGCCACTGGCTACACCTGCAATCTTATGTTCTTTAAGATAATGTACAAGTTCTTTTACAGGGTACTCACCAGGTATATCAGTGCCTAAATAAGAATGTTGCCAATTTAACTTAGTTCCTTCTAGTATGGCGGCGGCACCTAAACTACTACCAGCATCACCTGGATTGGGCATAATCCAAATGTCTTCAAAGTATTTGCCAATGTTCCTGTTTGCTACACAATTTAGTGCTACTCCGCCCATAAACACAACACTAGATTCGCCTGTTAGGTCACGAGCCTTACGGAATACAACATCTAACAGTTCTTCCGTTAGTGTTTGTACACCTGCGGCAATATCAGTGTCTTTAGAGTCTTTTAAGTAGTCTTTTTCAATACCCAAGTGCATATTTTTGCTAAATTTAAGCCTCCGAGGATCACTTATTAGGTCACTCTTGATAGTACTACTAAGTTTGCCATCACCAAATGCACTCATGCCCATTAGGATATATTCTTCATCTAGTGGTTTTAGACCTACTCGTTGTGTGAACGCAGAGTACATGAGTCCAATGCTGTGAGGATACTTGTTTGACCAAAGTTTTACGTACTCTACTTCTCCATCAAAGTCTTCTACAGCATGCCATATACTCATAGTATCCCACTCGCCTATAGCATCTACCACAACAACTGCGGCACTCTTAAACGGGCTTGTTGCAAAGCCAGCGGCGGCATGTGACTCGTGATGATCAGCGTAGTATATTGGACACTTCAGTCCTGTTAGGCTTCGTAGTTCTTTCTTCACCTTAGGCCATTGTAATGCATCTTCCCATTGACCTGCAAAGGCCTGACGTAGTTTTTTGTTCCAAGGATTTTCGTAATAAATTATCTTACTAGGAGTGCCGTAGTTAAAGGCTTCCTTAAATATTGCAGGATTGAGCCCGCTGTCGTGTTTACTTTTGCTGTAACGCTCTGAATGCGCCGCAAATAGAATTTCTTTATTATCGATTAACGTTACGCCCGCATCATGAAATCCGTAACTTACACCTAGTATCATATTAAATAGTTGATTATGAAAATTAGTTTTTGGCCTAATGCCGTTGCCCTTAACGGCAAAGATATTTATAAGGCATTCGAGGACCACGTATCATTGTTTGACACTGTAGTGCAAGAAGATATGAACGCAGATGCGGCTTGCATCTGGAGTGTATTATGGCGTGGCAGAATGCAAACAAACCAAGCAGTGTACAACCACTACCGTAGTCAAGGTAAGCCTGTTATTATCATGGAAGTGGGTGTACTAAAACGTAACCATAGTTTTAGAATAGCAGTTAACCATATTAACAATACCGGATACTATGGACACACAGACAATCCTGTTATCCCCGGCAGGCACGAACGTTTTAACTTTGAAGTTAAAGACTATCACGAATCAGGAAATAATATTGTTATTTGTTGCCAAAATGAGTCAAGTGAGTTGTGGCGAGAAATGCCTACTACTGAGCAATGGCTAGATAATATAATACCTAAACTAAAATTATATTACCCCCATAAAAACATCGTAGTTAGACCACATCCTAGATTCCCTATATCAAGACATGTATTTGAAAAATATAAAGTAGAAAAACCTGTTACAAAAGGGAATTCAGACGATACAGACTTTGTTGATATACTTAAGGATGCATTCTGTGTGGTAAGTCCAACAGGCGGTGCCGCAATAGAAGCAATTATAGGCGGAGTTCCTGTAATTACAAGTCCTGAAAGTTTAGCAAGCGATGTTGCGAGAACAGACTACCAAGTAATGGTTCCTGACTTAAGTCTGCGTAAAACTTTTGTAAAACAGATTAGGAATACAGAATGGTTTATAGATGAAGTAGTTGCAGGAGAACCCTATCGTAGACTTAGGCCGTATGTGCTAAATCAAACAATGACCCGTCGGCCCACCTAAGTAGCAGATGTGGTTGGTTTGTTATGTAGTTAACTCTGTCTATGCTTTCTTCAAAACTTTTTGGTAACAGTTTCTTTTCCCTTAGATCGTGCCAGGTTGTTGTCATAGGATCCATTGGTTTAACTTTTGACTTATAGACAATGGCATGTAGCCAAGGATCATGTTGACCTTTGTAATATAGCCCGTCTTTACAATCGAAACCAGCACATGCCATCATGAATACTAAGTTAATAACATTAAAATTATAAAAATGTCCTGATGGATGATGTATGTGTATCCTGTTATATGCAATATTGTGTAACTGTGGTAATATCACGCATAGCATGCCGCCTGCGTTTAGTTGATTGTTCCAAACACGCAACGTATCGTAAGGATTAAGGCTATATCCTAAACTGTCTTTACTCCATATTAGATCAACTTTTACAGGAAGGAAAGGATCCTTTGTAAAATCATTTTTAACAATTTTTAAATTTTTAGGCAACTCATAATTTAATTTTGGCTTTAAATCAACAGCAAAACATTTATAGTTGTGCGGAACAGGTTCTTCGTCACGAGTTGCACACTCTGCCCACCACTTTATGTCTAAGCCTGTACCACAACCAACATCAGCTACACTACGTATAGAATCCATTAGGTCATCGTGTTGATAAAGTTCATTAAGAGCGAATAAACTTTGTTGGTGACTTTCTTCTGGTGTTAGTTGTATCATACGCTTACATCTTCCATTCCTGCTGTTCGCAACCTTGTTATGTGGCCTAGTTGCCACTGTTTGGCTTCTAAACCTTTCATAATACCTAACCATTTATTACGGAGTAGAGCGACTTCATTTATTAGTGTTTCAAAGTCTACTACTTCGTCCTCGCCATCAACATACTTCTCAGCGTCTCTGCTGGTTAATGCACGAGCATATCCCTCTAGGTACTTCTTAAACCATTTGCGTCTAATGCGTCGTAGTTCAATGTTAAGATAGTTTAGTACTGCTTCTATTTCTTGTAACTGATTAAATCTGTGTTCAGTTACACCAGGCAAGTTAGTAAGAGACTTTTCAACATTACCCCATATTTTAACTTCCTGTTTAGCTTCGTCCAACTCATTGTTGTAGTGTGCAATGAAGTCAGGCAAAAAAGCTAAATCTTGAACTACTTTATTATACCACATCAGTCTTCAAAGTCTAAGTCATCGTCTTCTTCGCCGGCACCAATCTCATCGTCCAAGTAATCTTCAGCGGCTCTTTTTAAATAAGAGTCAGTAGCACAAAACTTCTCAAACTCTGGGTCTGGAATACCCATGTCTACTAAATTACCTACAAGTTGATCTGCGGCAGTTTGTCTATCTTTACTGGGTACATACTCTTTCATAATCAAGTATGTTTCTGTTAATACGTCTAATTCAACTGACATTTAATTTTCCTCGCTTAAAAGCATATCTAATTCTGGATAATAATCTTTAAAATGTGTTGCTCGTTTAAAGTCTTGGGTCACCAGATATTCCCGTACACTACTTATACCTTGTTTAGAATACATTATATCTAATATAGGCTGTATTTGTCGCTTAAACTCAATGTCATTGACAGACATCAACTTAGTTCTAATAGACTTTTTAACTATACTAGGTAAATTTGTAACTGTCAACTCTTTAGGGTCAGACAATGCACTAAACGTGAGGCCCATTCCTAATTCGTTAGCCAATTTAAATACTTCATCGCTATACATTATGTTTATATTAGTTACAGTTGCATAGATATTACACACATAATCAGTGTCCTTATACTTCTGTAAATTATTAGATACTGTTCCCCATGTAGAACCAAAACGTTCATACATAAAACGGTTGCCTACAGCATCAATACTAAAACTTAGCTCAACAGTCTTAAACTGGTCCCAATAATTAAAGAGAAAATCAGCAAATACTGTACCGTTAGTGTTATAATGAAGTGCAATGTCTTTACTTAAATTTTGATCTATAAAGTATTGTAACAGTTTTCTATGCGTCTTGTCTAGCAGTGGTTCGCCACCTGCGAATGTGATATACTTGACGTCTTTACTAATGTTAATTATGTCTGACCAAAAGTTACTCGATTCGTTTTCTAACCAATTAAACTCAACATTAACAGCACTATCGTACTTCGACCATGTACTGCTACACCTTGAGCTACAAATTCTACATGCTAGGTTGCATTTATTACCTAACTTAATATCTAAGTTTACAATTTTACTTGTGGCAGTGTCATTATAGTCTATATCAAACTTGTGTTCTCTAAACACATAATTATCATTTAGTCTTTTGCTCGTACCACCTGCTGATTCTACTTGCCAACATTTGTAACATGCATCAGGTTTTTTACCGTTAAGAAAGTCCTGTTTTAACTTTTGCTGTTCAGTACTTTCAAAGTATTCCACAATACTGTCAGACGTTGTGCCTTGATCTCTGTCCCACAAACAACAACGATGCAGTTTACTATCTACATCAACTTCTAAACTTAACCAAGGTGTCATGCATATTGTGTCTGGTATATGGTAGTTTGTAGGACTGTCTACTGTTTGATTACCTCTGTTTATTCTCTCAACAAAAAATGCATCAATATCTAAATGTTCTAGTAATCTATCTAAGTATATTTCTAAATTTACTTTAGCGTCTGACGTTACAACATCGTCAATAAAAAGAATGCGTTCGTCATCAGCAAACGCATCCTTATACACAGCCTGTAGTTCAGTGTATATTTGATTTACAGGCTGTTGTAGTAGACTACTGTAGTTCTTCTTGAGCAGGTACTTCATCTACAACTTCTTCTTGAGCAGGTTCTTCAGTAGCCTTTTCAATTTTGCCCCAGTTGCTGATGATAGCATCTAAACAACCACCTTCGTTACGTTCCCACTCCTTACGGTACATTTTAGTCTCTTCGCCTTTAGAGTCTACATGTTTGAGTCTGTTGCCGTCTTTTTGTAGCAAGTTCTTTTTCTCAAACAAGTCTACTAAGCCACTGTATGGATTCATACCTGTCTCATATGGAATCTTAACTTGTACACCTTCAAATGGTTTTGCGTAACGAGTCTTCATTACTTTACAACCTGCTCTAATACCTTTTACTTCTGATATCTTGTTACCATCTTCATCTTCTTTAAGTTTCATTTTCTTCATAGCAACTACAATACTTGAAGCATAGATAAATCCTTGTCCACCTGATATTTTATCATCTGGATCGAACATGTCTTGACTTGCGTAAGTGTGGTTAGTTGCTACTAGTCCTACATTTGCATTACCAAACATGTTAACACAGTTACGTACCAGTGCGGTAAGTGCTTTAGGCTTACGTCCCATGTCGCCTTTAAGATCGCCTTTACCAAACTGATCAACATCTGTAGGTGTTAGTAACATACCTAAACTGTCAATTACAAACAATACTTTGGGACGGTCATCTTCCGGCAGTGTTTTATATTCTCCCATAAAGTCACTTACTGTTTTAGCAACATCATCAATCATTGCCATGTTTAGTTTTAATAGTTTATCTTCTGATGTGTCTACATTAAGTGCTTTTAACCAGTCTTCGTCAAGTGCGTTCTCGCTATCAATTAGGATAACAAAAATGCCTTGCTCCTGTGCTGATTTTACAATATTACCAGAACAGATATAACTTTTTCCTGCACCTGACTCTCCAGCAAATACAGTTACTTTGCCTAGTGGGATACCTTTTTCAAAATCTCCACTAATAAGATAGTTTAGTGCATAGTTACCTGTGCTGACCCAGTCTGTAGGATCATTAAAGCCAAAACTGATACCGCTAATGCTCTTAGTTAAGCCTTTCCTAAATTTTGATACGTCAAAGGGTTTTTGTGCCATATTATTGCCTCATTAGTTTATATATGTAAGGAAATAGTTTTTCGCTGTCTGTGCCTCTGCGAGCATCTATTGCCTTTAAAAAATCTATAGTGCTGTTTGGGTTCTTCTCAAACGGCTCTTGTATATATCTCAATAAATTCCTGTAACTATCTTCTAGTAAGTATCCAGGTTTTTCGTTAATCTTCTCTTGTAGTATAACACTAATCCTGTCTAGTGTCAATTTAGGAAGATGCCGAACATTAAGTGCTTCGGGTTGTAGTACAGGTCCAATTACAAATGCATTTGGATGAAAGTTCCAGTCATTCTTAAACTTTTCAATAAAGTAAAACACTGTAAATGCATTAAGACTAAAGTATAACATATTAAATGTTATCTTGTGTCCTAGGTCTTTGATCCAACGCAAGTTATGGCAGAACGTTGCCCACTGCCCGCCATAACGTATATACTCGTAGTCATCTCCCATAGTCTCAGCACTAACTGTCCAGTGTACGTTCTTAAACTTACATGCTAAATCAAATACTCGAGTATTAGTGTGACTTAAGTTAGTATTGATACGTAAACTTACATCTGGATTATGTTTAAGCAATAGCTCTAACAGTTCCTCGTTCTCGGTCATAAGCATAGGCTCACCACCTGCTAAGTAAACATTTTTTAAGTTCTTAACATTGTCAAAAACATAGTTACGCAAGTCTGTGTAGTTCTCTTGACTTGGTTTAGGTTGATGTACGTTTAATTCCTGTGCCCATTTACTGCTAAACTCTGGACCACAATATATACAAGTAAAGTTACATGTGTTTTGCCAGCGCACATCTATTTGGTGTAGTTCGTGTGTGTTATGATCGTATATACCACGGTCTACATTGCGTAGTTCTTTAATATAGTATTTCCTATCACTTACAATGTTAAAGTCTGTTTTTTGTTCTTCCAATTTATGACATCCTTGACAACTTGTGTGTTTGTTATTGTTTTGGTGAGCTTGTTGTATTTCCGTATTTTTACTGCCCAACACAATATCACGTATTGGTGCAGTCTTTAAGTCGCCTATGTCCTCGTATGCTCTAATACAGTTCTTAACTTGCCCATCATGGTTTACCATTATGCCTGTCCAAGGCACAGGGCATCGTATTTCACTAGTAACGTATTCTTTTGCGTCCATTATGCTAGACTGATGTCGTATACTTCCATGCCTACCTCATCTGATTCTAATATGCGTATTAACTTGCTTACCCAGGCATTCACATTGGCGCCACCTTCTCCCTGAGTATCTACTTTACCTGGACGTACAATTACTAACTGTGGCCACGTCATCTTGTTACGCAATACTTCTACTGCTGACTCTAGTGTACGTTTTTGGTGATGGTACTTTATCATGTCGTAACCTTTTAAACAACTGACTGTCATGCCTGCCATCATACTACTGATATTAATAATCTTTTTACCAGGCTTGTCTCGCCAGTGTTCGTAAACATCAAATAGTAATTCTGTTTGTGCGTAGCCTTGTTGAGCATTGTTAAAGAACCAATCTGCTTGTGCAACACGTTCTGCTATACGATCGTGGTGTCTTATATCCCAACCATTACGCATGCTATAGTCTAGCACAGAGTGTCCTTTTTGTACAAAATGCTCCAATATTGCTTTACCAATACCGTTGGTTCCACCTGTAATTGCTATCTTCATAAGTAGTCCTTGTAGTTAATCTTTCTAATAGTGTCCTGATACAGCAACCATTCTGACAGTTTATGGCTGTTGTCCTGTTCTGTGCCCACTACTTTAAAAAGATCCTTAGCAGGCTCTGTTAAAAAATTAGTATGTCGTACACTTAATACATCTGGAGATTCTAAAAATGCCCATGCCCAATTTACTTTTTTATCCTCGCAAAACTTCTTAATGTTAGGATAGTCTTGCAAGTTTAATGCACTTATCGTTGACCACACATCTAAATGAAAGTTATCATTTTTAAATTTGTTGTAGTAGTTAAATTGTTTTAACCATGTTTTCCAAGTAATAGGCCAACGTAAGTAGTCGTGTACTTTTTTGGTACCGTCTAAACTCATAGTTATTGTAACATCAATACCACGCTTTAACAATGGCTTTGGATCTATACGTAGACTGCCGTTCGTGTTTATTCTTATGTAACGTACATTTTGTGGAGGATGTTCTAGTAATTTCTTATAGTTAGGACTTGCTGTGGGCTCGCCACCGTTTATGTCTAGTTTAAGTATGCGTTCTTGCGGGAAATCATAAAACTTATCAGTATTGTCAACGCTAATTTTATTATTTGCTATTGCGCCAAACTTTGTACTAAGATGTGGGTTGCAATGTTGACATGCTGAGTTGCAGATGTTATCTAATACTCCGCCTATTATGAGATAGTCTTTGCGTATGTTATACAGTTCTTGATGTTGCTTTTCAGCATACTGTCTTATGCTTTCTTTGCCTTCGTTTTCACTTACTCGACATCTAACACATTCGTCTGGCCAGTCTTTAAGATTTTGGTTCCACTCGCTGGCATTCATAGCATTGAACGATTCAAAACGTGGCGGTCTAACCATATGCCCACAACGACTAACTGTGCCATCTGGATTTAATCTTGCAAAATGTCTAAATCTCGTACAATTCATTTATAGGCTCGTTAAAAAATGTTATGCTTAAAACAATGCGTGGTCCATACGCAATCTTAACACCGTGTGGTATTTGGCTATTGAATACTATCGGTTTAGTAAACCACTTGTGTGTAATTATGTCTGAGTTTGGTACCCATCCTTGTAAGTCGGGTACTTCTCTACCAAAGTTGTCTAATTTTAATCGTCTGTAACTAATATCCTCATCGTACCAATAGTTTATATTACCAACACAATTTTGTATAGGTATATTAAGTTTAGCAACTACAGGTTTTGCATCTACGTGTAAGTCTAAGTGTCTAGTAAGATATGTACAAGCAATATCTCTAGGTGCTAGTTTTAAGTCTTTTATATATTTCATTAAACTAGGACAACTACGCAAACATGTAGCCTCGTCTATATCGTTCCAACCTTCTTCCAAAGTATAACCAGCAAGATGCTCTAACACTTCCTGTTGTATATAGATTATATCGTGACACTCTAGTTCTTTAAATGCTTGCATGTATGTTTTTACTATGTTCAAAAACTTCTTGATAGTAGTACTCATGGTTAACTTTTAGTACACGTATAAGTTCATTGAAGTGTACTTTCTCACCTAAGTAACTTTCCCATACCATTTTGTCGCATGTCATATAGAAGTGTGCTTTGTGTGTTGTAGGCACATCCATTGTATATTGATAAGGTACTTCGTGAAAATCTGTAATCTCTCCAATGGCGTCTATGTTTTTAAAAACAAAACAGGCTGACTTTTTCATAAAACGGTGTAAGTTCACTAAAGCATAAAACTGTGGGGCATAGTGCCTGTTTAAAAATAAGTAACGTACTGCATCTTCAACTCTAATACCAGTTTGCTGTACAAACGTACTTACTCCGCTTTTAAATCTCGCCATTGGTTCTCGCCAATATGCTATAATTGTCCTTGCTTGTAATATTTCCTCAATCGTTGCTAACTCGTAACCCTGTCTATCCAAACTGCTAGATGCATTTTTTAATATTTTAGCCACAAGTTCGCCAGAAGGCAGTTTATATACCTCAGGATTATCTGGAAATAGTTCGTAATCTAGTTGTGTAAACATATCGAGTGTAGTATTAAAGCAGGTACCCACCTGGGTACCCGCTTCTAACTACTTACTACTAGGAGGTATTACTTCTGTCTATTTCTAATCATAGCCAAAATATCTTCTGCTCTTTGGCTTGATGGTTTGCTAGCCTCTACAGGTGCAGTTGCTTCTACAGGAACCTCTACTGCTACAGGTTCAGGTATTGCTTCTACAGTTGGTGCTGGTGTAGGCTGTGTTACTGGAGGAGCACTTTCAGTTGCAGGTTGTGCGTTAGCAATTTGAACGCCTGCTGGTCTGAAGTAACTTCCCCATTTTTCTGCATCATATGGTTGTCCATCTACTGATGCTTCAAACATCTCTTTCATAACTTTAAGAGCTGTCTCGTCTGGACGTTTGGGCAAGAAGTCTGCTAGATTGAATAAACCATATTGTTCTATAGCCGCTGTTTCTGTTGATGTAAGTGCAGACTCTCGCCTTGCCCAATTACTTGTAGAGTAGTCACTGTAACCACCTTTTGTAGTTTTAACTACTCTGAAGTCTAAACCTTGTGTATAGTCAGTTGGCAACTCAACCATGTCTGGGTCAAGTAGTGCTGACTTAATCAAGTTAAAGATTTGTGGACTAATTACAAATCTGCGAATTGGGTTTTCAGGTGTTGTATCTTCCTGCATTGGATTCTCTCTAACAAAACCTTGAAACAAGTAACTACGTTTTTTCCAGTACTTACGACCCATGTCCTCAAGACTCTTGTCTTTAAACCATGTTCTAACTTCTGCTAGAATAGGACAGGATTCTCCCCACATCTCAACACAGGGTACTTGTACCTGTACAGGTTTGCTGTCTGCTTGTCCTTTAATACCCTGGAAAGGTAAACGGATCATAGCACGTTCTACCCAGAAAAAATCGTTTTTAGTATCTCCATCAGGAAGGAACCTGATAGTTGCGGTCTCACCTTCTTTTATGTTCCAGTGTGCAAAGATAGCATTGTCGCCACCTCCACTTGAACTACCACTTGATCGTGTTTCTTGTTGTTGCAGTCTTGCTCTGATATCGGCCAATGATGTTGCCATAATGTTTTCTCCTTAATAAGTTTGCCATAATGTATGCCTAATATGCACACACCACTTTAGTAGTGTATACAATTTTATTTATCTAGTCAATGCTAAACGGTTAAATTTACTATTTAATTCCGCTTAATCTTTTAATATCTTCTGCCGTTGTTTCACCGTGTTTCTTTTTCTTTTTGTCTGTAACTGCATCGATGAAATCTTCACTAGCATCGCCACCCAGTGTTTCCATTGTCATGTCACCAAAGTCTAATAACTGCAATAACTCTGGATTTACGTCTGACAAGTACTTGTGTACTGCTGGTCTACCACAAGTGTCAGGACCTTTTTCGTCTGCCATCTTTTGTATATCAGCATTAAGTCCTTCATCATCTATAATACCTTGTAGTGCTGTAATAGCATTGCTACCGTCTTGTCCTACAGGAAAATGCTGTCCCACTAGTTTTTGTAACTTTTCGTGTGGTGCTACGTCACTTTCCCCTAATGGCGCACTTTCCATTTTGTTACCAGCCTTAAGTTCTTCATGCCAATTATCTGCTAGTTCACTTGCAACTGCTCTACGTACTGCTGGTGGGAACATTTTAAAGCCATCATTCGCACCATGTTCTTTGCCATACTTCTTAGCACCAGTATCTGCATAATACTTCCATAATGTTTTTGCTTTATCATGGTCATATATGCCTTTGTCCCACTTGCGTGAAAGGTTACGCATGATGGACTCACCTTGTTGTTGGTATAGTTGACCATCATTTTCAATATACAATGCAAGTTCACGTATTGCATCTTCGTCAACTTCATTGTCTTCAACCATACTGTCTGCCCAGTCTGCATATTCATCAGATTCAAATGCAACGTCTTGATATGTTTCAGCATCTTGTTGTACTATCGGTTGGCTTTCCTTGATCGATTTAACACCCTTAATATACTGCTTGGCAAGTTGTACAGCCATACCGTATTCTTCTTTTAAAGATTCATCAACATGCTCTTCTAGTGTGTCAATTCGAGATGCCCATTTAGTTGCAAACTCTTTGATTGCTCCGTCTGCTTGTTCTGATACTTGTTCTAGTACTGTTCTTAATAATGCTTTTGTGTCAACAAAACTTAATGATTCAAAGTAAGCCTTGTCACCACATGTTCTGCCCAATTCTACAGATTCATCTGTGCGTACAAATTCATGTACTTGTTGTAACTGCTCTGACATATTTTTACTCCATGCTTTGTGCGCACTATAAACGTGTGGCAATGCAGACTCTAACTTTTCTGGGAAGCTCTTTTGTACAAATTTTTCTTTAAGTGTGTCTGCATCAAAATCATCTAACTGCTTTACTTCAGGCGCAAATGCCTCTACATACTTTGCGTAGCCTTTTGGTCCCTGTAGACTATTGAGCGTGGCTCTCACACCTTGGTAGCGTTCAACTGCGGCTTCCACCATTTCTTTAGTCTCGCTGTTTTCCCAGGGTTTGTTTTTCATTAGTCTAACAAATTGACCTAAGTCTGCCATTTCTTCAACTAGTTCTGATATGTGAGTTGATAAGTCATCGCCAACACCGCCACCGTTCATTAAGTGTCTAGCCATAGCTCTTGCACCTACTAGTTTAGTAAATGGTAATTTGAATCTTTCACCTGTTTGTGTTTCTAAAAAGATTGCACTAATATTTCTTGCTCTTGCGCCATGCTTTTCTTCATCAACTTTCTTAGCATGTCTTACAATAATTTTAACAGGATTTTGTCCTTCTTTAGCAACTAACTTTTGATAACTGCTTTTACTGCTACCATATAATTTGCTTTCATTAGTCTTTATTTGATTAAGTTCTGTTTTGTCGTAAACGTCTACGTTGGTGGCCATATCTTTAATCTCTTTTTTCGTTAATGCGTGTCTTGTAATATCTCTTGTATCGAACCTTAGCATGTTTCTACGTGAAAAACTACGCAGTGCCTTTAAAAACTTGTACCATGTTGGACGGTCTTCCTCATCCATCTTGTGACTGATGCGTCTGTTAAAAAATATCTTTAGACTCTCGCCATCATTTAAACTGATAGTGACGTTACCGTAGTTTTTGCTGCCAACATTATAATCAAAGTTAAAAAAGCGGCCCTGCTCTACTTCACTAGTAGGCTTGGCTGACTCGTCAGATATAGCGATATCGCCAAATCTGTTCTTTAACTTGTCGTATAATCCTTGTGCTATGGGTTCAATTTCGCTCATGTTTGTATTTATGCTAGGGGCATTAAAAAATTACAAATGGCATGGGTTCAACAAATGAGTCATTGTGGTCTCTCATTGCTGTGTCTAAGTTAGCATCAAAAGACTGCAGGCCCTGCATCATACGTGTAATTAACACCAGACTCATAACTAAGTCGTCAGTTTCTCCCACTTTTGCCGCATAACTGCCCCCATTTGCTACAAAAGTTTTAAGTTCACTAATTAGGTTTTTGCTGTGTACCTTAAGTTTTTTACTTTCTACTAGACTCTTTAATTTAGCACATGCCGCTAGTTTATTACGTTGAGTCGTGTTAAATCCTTTTCTAAAACGTCTTGAATTGCCATGGCTCTTTGATTCTGTTAGGAACGTACCTGGTATATTCTCTTCCCCTATCTCCGCAATACTAATTAAAGCGGCTTCACCTATAGTATTATTCTCAATACTGTAGTAAATGTTATTCTTGTCTACCGTTTCTGCTAGGAAACTTGTTATCTGTTGTAGTAGTTTAATTTGTTGTGGAATAGGCGTTTTGTTATGTTGCCACTCGCCTGCTTGTTCTAACGAAGGTAACTCGTATATTTGTATAGCACTAAAGTCTCCGCCTGTTCCTAAACTAGGATCCAAACTTATAACATAAGTCTTATCCTTTTCAGGCTGTTTAAACCAGCGTACTTGTCCTTGTTTAAACACAGGCTCTCTAGGTTCTAGCTCTAGCAAAGTAGTTGCATTTATAAGTGTTTCATCGTAGATCAAAAACTCTAATCCATGTTCACGTCTAAATCTATCTTCGCCAATACGTCCTATCTCTTCTGCTTTCCATTTGTCGTCTCTGTCTGGATGTTCCCACCATTCTGCTCTAAATGCTCTAAAGCCGTTGATACCAGTCTCTTGCTCATTACCAAACTCATCAATGTTCTTGTTTGCTTGTTTCCAGATAAACGCAAATTGATCCTCGTCACTGTTTGGTGTTGATGTTATAATAGCCTTACCACCAGTACTAAGTGTTGGTGATATCGAAGTCCAAAACTCACGGGCAATAGTAGGTCTAACAAATGCAAACTCGTCTGCGTATAGTAATGAAATACTCATACCTCGACCAGTGTTCTCAGTTGTGGTCATTGCAACAATACGTGAACCATTATCAAAGTCTATGCTACCTTTGTTATAACTTGTTACACCAGCACGTATATGATTAGGCACTGACTCGTAAGCATAACGTACACGTTGCATAATTTCCTGAGCACCTGCATACTTGTGAGCGGCTACTAGTATTGTGCTATCAGGCACAAACATTGCGTACCACAATAGGTAACCTGCCGCTGATGTGGACTTACCTGTCTGTCTAGGCAATAAACTAATACTAAATCTATGATTGTTATAGGTATCAATTAACCGTTTTTGGTAGTCAAAAGGTTGGTACAACATTTTACCTTTTGTTGGGTGTTGTATGTAAAAGTAGTTGCTTAAAAAGTGCTGACACCCTGTTTTAGGATCCATGCACATTGCCAGTGCTCTTATCTGAGACTCTGTAAATGTTTCTTTTTTGTGTGCGGCTTTAATTAAAACACCGTCAAGTGATTTACTCATACTGATATTTAACAGTTTTCGTGTGCCTTGTTAAATACTTTTAGAAAGGTTTAATATGTCGCATACCTTGCTTCTTAACAAAGACTACAATCCAATATCAGTACTGCCCCTCTCAGTAATTAACTGGCAACACTCTATTAAGTTGATGTTTTTAGGACGTATACAGGTTCTCGAAACATACAACGACTGGCATGTACGCAGTGAAAAACTTACACTAAACGTACCCAGTGTTGCTGTAACTAATGAATATTTTAATTTAAGACGTAAAGTTAGATTCAGTAGACACAACATTTACCTACGTGACTTATACCAATGCCAGTATTGTGAGGATACGTTTGACTTTAAGGACTTAACTATTGACCATGTTATACCTAGAAGCAAAGGTGGTAAGTCTAGATGGGATAATGTAGTAACTTGTTGCAAAAGGTGTAATCACAACAAAGCAGATAAACTTACACCTCGACCGATACACAAACCCTACGAGCCAGACTACTGGCGCCTAGCATCAAAGTGGCGTAATAGTCCTATTAAGATTAAAGACCCTAAGTGGGAAAAGTATCTAGATGCTGGTAAGCAGGTTGCTTAGTCAGTTGGTTTTTCACCAGTCAAGTACGGTTTTGAGAACCATAACTTAAACCATTCGTCAGTGCCAGGCTGGATATTTTTCTTACGCATGATTTCAGCCTTTTCAGTACCTGTATGACTTATGTTTTCCATATCCATACAAGGTGACTTTTGTTTAATGCCCGCTAGTGACTTAAGTTCGTCTAATGTCATTTTGATTTCTTTTTACGACCCGCACAATGTGCTTTTTGTGAAAAACCTTTTGGCTTATTACAGTTAATACTTTTTTTGTATTTTTTGCTCCATGCTTCGGTAAACAACTCGTTTAACCGCATCAGTTGTCTCCGTAAAGTCTACCGTGTTCGCCTCGAATGTCTGCCACATGCTTGGGACCATTGTGTCCACCGCCTGCATCTACTGTAACAGCATCGATGTCTGCTACTGTAGGATTAGGGCTAGTTGCCCAGGCTGTTGGCTTTTCTTGTGCCAGCATATCATATACTGTTTTAAATCTATTTGCAACCTGCTCGCCTGGCTCAGGACCACTACCACAAGGTGTGCCTTCAATGTCGCCATCGTGTTGTAATGTAGGTAATTCTTCTTTGGGTTCGTTTAGGGCGGCGGCTAAGAAGTCAGTGTCAATAACTGCTAAGTCCTGTTCTTGTTCTTGTGGTTGCTCTACACCATCAATTATATCTAATACGCTTCTAATTAAGTCAGTTGCTTTCATTATTGTTCACCTGGTCTAGATGTTGCGACAAAACTGGTTTTCGGATAAGGATTACGTTGTGCATCCATTGTTACAGGATATGCAGTATCAATATTCATTCTATATCCACCCGCATTCAAGTCTTGATTATCTTTAAAGAAAGTAAATGTGTACGGATTAACACTTAGGTTAATCCCTAGTACACCAACATCATCTTTTTGTGCTAGATAATTTTGTAAAGTTGCTTGCGCATATTTTTGTTTTGTTGCAGGTTGGTTGCCAGATACTATAGAATCCACAATGATCTTTACGAATTCTGGAGCCGCTGGAAACAAATGCTTAATAACAGGCGCTAATGCAGATTTAAATTGACTAC